AGTAAAAGTTTCACCAGTAATAAATTTTTGTTGAGAAGATATGTAAAGATATTTGTTTCTAGAATCTTCTACTAATATTGTTGCAGTTGCTTTTGATGTTGAACCTGTAATGGTTTCACCATTTACAAAGTAACCTGTAGAGCCTGTTCCTTTTTCAGTAACAACCCTTTCACCATCTTCTAGTAAAACAAATTCTAATGTGTTTGTTTGTTGTCTTAAATAATCTACTGCACCACTATAGGTAATTCTACCTGCCTCTAGGTATTGGTAATAGTGTTTAAGAAATTTAACAAAGACTGGATGTTCTGCTTGAACAAAGTCAGGTACTTGCCCTTCAATGAGTGGCGAAATTTTAGTTACTAATTTTGAATCATTTTTTGACATTCATCTAATACGCCGAAGATGTTGGATTGGATGATGGTGTCGATACAGTTGTAGTTGAAGTTGTACCTGTTGAGGTTACTGTATAACCTAAACCTGTTGTAGATTGTGCATCAACAATTCCACCTGTTGTTGTATTAACTAAATCAATTTCTAGTATTTGATTTCTTACAGGTACTACATCATTTGAATTTGGAATTGCTGTTACACGAATTTGTGTTGAACCAAATCCATCTACATCTGATACTGCAGAAATTATTAATGAAGTTGTACTAATTATACCAGTGGCATAATTTACTGTTCCTGCCGTAGCATTAAAATATGTTCTTACACCTGAAGATGATAAAGAATAAATTCTTAAATTACCAGAACCATCATCATCAAAAAAGTATTCTGTTGTTGTATCATTATTTAAATAAAATCCTGTTGAAGAAAGAATTCCACCAGCATCAGTATTGTGAGATGCATGTGGATTATAAAATGCATTATTAAAATTAAGTGTATAGGAAGTTGATGCTACAACTGGTGTAAAAAATTTACCCATAGTAACTGTAGTTGTATTATTTAAAATAGATTTATCAGTATCATCAACCAATCCTGTTAGTTTAGAATGTCTAAACGAACTATTAAATTCTTGTAATTCATTTGAATTATAATTTGCAATCGTTGTAAAAATTAAAGATGCTAATTCATCTTTAGTAGATGTTGTTGAACTTGAATCATAATTAAATGAAACATTTAAAATTAAGGAAGTTGTTTCTGCATCTACAATGACTGGCGTAATTGAAGCAACTTTGTATGGACTGAATGCAGCAACTAAGTTACTCTTTTGTACAGTCGTTAAATCTACACCAGTTGTGGGTCTGATTGAAATAAACACTTTACCATATTCTGGGTTACTTGATACTCCTGTACTTGTATCGTAACTACCATCTTCTCCACCCCAAACAGAAACTGCTAGAGTATTTGGAAATAATTTTTTAGCATAAGTTTTATAATCATCTACTGTTACACATCTTCCTTGAGCTGCATAATCCAGTGGTGCATTTAATTTTATTGAATCTAAACTTTCTGCAACATTACCACCTATTGCATTTGCAACTGTTGTAACTGTAATATTAGTTTCACCATCTATACTTGTAGGTGAACTAAATACAGCTGCTCCATTTGCATTAGCTCTATTTGTAACTACATATTCTAATATAACAATGTTACCATCTGATAATGATTTACTTACTACACCATCACCAAAATAAATTTCATGCAACCCACTATCAGTTTCTTGTATGTAATAAACTGTGCTTGATGCAGACAGTTGAGTTATATCTGTTGCCTTAGTATAAGTAGTTGTGCTTGTATCAGAATTTGATTGTTGCACTTTAACTGTTAATGTTGTTGTGTCTGTTCTTGCATCTCTTGTTAAAAATCTTTGGTCAACATTAGAAGTGTCTGCTGTGTATCTTGTAGTAATATAACTGCCTTCATAAATGTTTATACTATCAAAAGGAATTGAAGAACCTGTGTTATTAGAAGTTATATCTGAAATTGTAACAAATTGATAATCTGTTCCATTAACACTTGTAGTAAATGATGTTCCTTTTGGCATTGTTCTGTTGGAAGCAGTTGTTGATAGATTTATATTAACTGTAGCAATAGGAGCTCTTGCTGATGACACTTCATATCCTAGTGTCTTGGCATGAGATACTATACTTGAACGAAGTGATGCACTATCTAAAAACATTTCGTTTGCCAACATGTTAGCATTGAATCCTAGATAGTGAGTATTATATGCTAGAGTATCTAATAGAACACTCATACCAGAACCTTCAAAGTCATAGTCTTTAAATTCGTTTTGTCCTTTTAAAAATACTTTTAAATTTTCTTTAATATCATCAAAGTCTAATTCTGCTACTCTAATTTTTTTATCATTTACTGCCATTATCTTAATCTCTCTAACATAACTGATAGGTCTACCAATTCTGTGGGTGCGTTAACTACATAAAATTCTAGTGTTACATTATATATATTTCTATCATAATCTGGTAATGCTCTTACTCCTACCAATCTTACTCGTGGTTCAAAGTTTACTACAACATCTTCTATTTGTTTATTTAAAATTGAAGCAACTACTGGTGACATATTTTCAAATAACATATCACGAACACCAGATGATATTTCTGGGTGAAATGGTTTTTCAAATGCATTAAGTAATATAAGATTTCTTACTGACCTTTTGACAGCCTGTATATCAGTTACTTTGTTGACATCATTACCAACAGTTTTCTTAGCAAAGAATAAATCTAAATCAGAGTATTGTTTGACATTACGACTAATATCATTTTGTGATTGAGCATCCTTGTAAGCAGACATATGTAATCTCTAGTTATTTAATTATTATTTATAAGAGATATCTTAGGTAAGTGTTAAAGTTTCTTTAACTACTGTATATTTCTTTATAGTATCATCAACACTATCGGTTGCTGAATCTACTATTGAACCAAGTGTACTATCTACATCTATAGAAAATTTATCTAAATCTCCAACAGCATCAGATGCTTCTTGTACAGCTAATTTAGCTGTATCAATTAATCCTGTAAGTGTATCATTATCTATAGTTATATCAAACTTAGGTATCTCTGGTAACAATTCTTTTAATCCTGAAACAGAAGAAAAACTTATATTAGCAGGTAACTCAAAAGGAATACCATCTAGACCTAATTCTAAGTTTGGTATTAAACCCCCTATATCTACGCCACCTTGTACTTGTGAAACAACTGAGTCTATATCTATTCCACCTACATCCAATGTATCCCCAAACGAAGTTTTTAAAGTATCTAAGTTAGCTATACCAGCAACAGACCCAATATCTATATCTTTTAATCCAGCGAATGCTGCTTGAGCATTTAGTGCTGGAAGTTCTGGTAGTGCTGGCACCAAAGATAATAAATCACCTTTCAACCCTGCTACCTTACCCAGTAATTCACCCTTTAATGCAGAAGCTTCTGCAAGTGGATTTTCAAATTGAGCTAGTGCAGCAGATTTTAAATCTCCAACTTTACCTATAGTACTATTAAGAGTTGCACTTGCGCCAGGAGCACCAGCTTTTACTATATTTAATATTCCCATATTTTTCTCCTATGCATTTGGTGGTGTTGTAATTGCAGCAGCTAATCCAGGCGTGTCAGTATGTGTGTGACCAGTAAGTTCGATTGTTGCAGCAGTTACAGTACTACCACTTGTAGCAAATGTTAATGTACTAATTTCTCCACCCACGATATCCATTGTTGTTATTGATTCGAGTGCAACAGATTTGTCTGATTTAATACTCATTGCTTCAGCCGATAAGAGTGCAAGAGTATTGTCTGATTTAATATTCATTGTTGTTACAGATTTAAGTGAAACAGAATTACCAGAGGCTAAACTTATATTACCATCCATAGTTACTACTCCAAATTTATCTTGTGCTATCACAGTTAAATTTAAATTAGAGTGTATTGTTAAATCTTCTGTTGTAGTGATAAGACCTTCACCCCCAATGGTTGTAACTGAATTACCAACAACACTTAATATATAATCTTTTGATGTAGTAGCTGCTTCAGTTGTACCTACCGAACCTATATATGAATTGGCAACATTGTATGCATGATTACCTAAAATCATTTCTTCTAAATTACCTACACCACTAACGCCAATCTTAACTTGTTCGTTCTTATGAATCTTTCTTGTAAAGTTTCCACCAACTTCTAATATATAATCTTTTGCAATGTATTCTCTTTTGTTTCCGTTAGTCGTTAAATTAATATCTCCATTTACAAATATATTAGACTCTCCAGCAATTAGTTCATAATTACTACCTATCACTTTAACTGTCTTTGTACCATCTGCAACAATTTCTTCATAGGTGCCAGACTTGTGTTGTCTTTGTAATCTTTCTCCACCAGGCGTATCATCTACTTCTTGTATGTGACCTGACTCTGATTCGTGTACATGATTAAATGGGTATTGACCTGTGGATGTTCCAGTAGTTGATACTCCACGAGGGTCTGGTTCACCAAAAAAAGTTGGTGTATCATCTGTCTTGAGTGTTGTTGAGATTGGGTCTAAGTTTGGTTTAGTTGCTTTTGGTACATCCTTAATTTTTAAACCTCTACGTTTAACTAAAGATGTGTGAGTTTCTGCATCCGAACCTCTTGCTAATCTTGATACATCTGATTCACCTGTAGTGTGACCAGAGTGAGATATTGTGCCAGGATATTTTCCATTGGGGTCATTGAAACCTTTTGATGAATCAGCAGCATCTGCTGGAACACCAGGCAACGAACCCATAATAATTGGTTGTTGTTTTTCTTTTGCATCTCTAAAGAATCCGACTACCCATGTTCCCTCTACAAGAAAGCTAGGTGAGTTTCCCATACCTTGCATTGATGGGTCAGTAACAGGCATCATGATATGTGCCCACGGCAAATCAGCCGTAGGTATATCTGTTAAATCTTCTGTGTGGTAACCCAGACAACGGACTTGTACTCTACCAAGTTTAGCAGGGTCATTACGACTTTCTACAACACCAGTAAACCATACAAAGCCATCGAGGCCCATGAAATAGTTTTCATTCATGTTAAGTATTTATACTAACTATTACGATAGTCTAGATAGATATTTCCAGCAAGAACAATTCTTTCCCCAATCATGTCGATTGCCTTTGGCACTTCGTGTTGCACTTGGCCCGGAAACATAATCAGTTCATCTGACTTCGGAAAGCAATTAAGTTTTGCTTGTGGAAAATATAGGGGTGGGGAATTATCAGGCACTTGTATATAATAAACCCAAGACCACAAAGCAGGGCCGTGGTCATGTGATACTGTGTAATCATTCTCTGAATAGATTGCTCCCCAACAATCGTATGTAAAGAATTTATACAGACTTCCTTTCTGGTCTTTCACCTGTAAACCCTTTACGATATCTATTGCAGCATCACTTACTTCATTCACATAGGAATTCATTTGATGTAGATACCAATCAGTCATGTAGGCTTTCACATTTGTTTTTCTTCCTTGTTTATCTTTCTGAGAACGAATGACATTTATCAACTCTCTATGTAAGTGTTGTAAAGATAAGGGTCTGCGAATCACTCGCTCAGTTTTTGTGAATGTGTGCAACTCATCTGCCAGTTTTATATTATTGGATAAGTCTTTGAGTGACATTTTATATTCCTAAGAATTCATCATCAGGAACTTCACCAATTGGTTTGTCTTGTGCAAGTTTCTTTTTACACATTACTTTTAGTTCTTGTAAATCTTCATTGATATTTCGTACATCATCTAGTAGTCTATCAAAAAGAAAATACAAATAAACAGCACCAACCCAAACGAGCAGTACAGTTACAAATAATATAAAGTTTATCATAATATTTACCTCTTACGTTTTATCTATGATATCCCTCAATATTTCATTATGAAGTATCGCTAATATCATATCCATTAATTTTTCAAATAAGTTTTCCAGTTTCATACAGTTTCATTCCACTCCGAAT